TTACTGCTTCTGATTCTAAAACAGCTTTTGTAACACCATAAGCAGTATCATTTATGTTTTGGTCACTCATATGTGCACCACCTTTCTAAATTAATAATAACATTATTTGGGTAATAAAGCAATAAAATATCGAAAAGAATAAGGCAATAATTTTATAAGGAGGGTATATATGCCAAAATCTAAGAAAACAGTAACCAACTGGGACGATGTCCCGCTCTACATAGATTTGCCGTTGCTGGCAACCCTTTGGGGGTTCTCGGTTGATTGTTTAAAGAAAAAAGCACAGTCGGGAATTTTGCCGGCGGCAAAGATGTTCGGTGAGTGGAGAATATCTAAAGAGGACGCAAAGGCTTACTTCGAAAAGGCTTACAACGAAACGCAGGAGGGAATAAAAAAAGATGGATGTAATAATTAACAACATACCGACCTATCCGTTTAAGGATGTTGAAATCGGAGATGTGTTCTCTGATGATTTAGGACGCTTTATGATGAAAGTATCATACGAAACAGCAATATGTTTAGAAGATAATACAGTCTATGGCATTAACAGCAATGTCAAATGCTATCTGAGGGACTGCGTGATTATAGAGCGTGAATTGTTCGAAAATCTCAAGAAAGGAACAAACGGATATGAGTAAGCTTGAAAACTTGCAAATCTGCATCAAAGACGGCGAAGTTATAGCCTTGCAGGGGCTTGACACCGTTACGGCTGAAAGGCTTGAGGACATTTTGAATTATGTCGCAGAAGTTAAGGAAAGCCTTGACAGGCACAAGCTCAGCAACAGAGCAACAGGCATTAAGCGTGTGGCGAACAACTGTAAAAAATTCATTAGGTGCTGCAAATACGCAGCGAAAAAATAAAAAGGGGGTGTAACAGATGAAAAAAGGGACAACAATCGAAAGCGGATACGATGCTTCGGGGCGCTGGTGTCTGAAACTTCGAAAAGCTAAAGGCAAGTTTACGCTTGATGAAATAATTGAAGCGGCGAAAGAATGGGAAGAAGATTACTACGCTGTGATTATTAAAGCAATGAGCGATGAGATAGCACAGTATTACGACGATGACCTTGACGGCGATTGCGTGACATTGTATCGTGCTACAGATTTTATAAGCAAGGAATGTAGCTGATGAAAAGATTAACTTTAAATCAAGACAGCGGACAGGCTTGAGGACATTAAGGGGGTGATAACAGTGCAGAAATTAATACGCAACGGATTCAACGAGCCGTACAGAATTATTGATATCAACAATAAAGCACTCAGTCTTGAAGATATTCCCGACAATCTCGTGAGTGTGGTACATAAACTTGAGGGCTATGAGAACACAGGCTACAATCCTGATTTTATCGACACCATTTCTTATATTCTCGAAGATATGAAGGATTTGCTTGAAAATCCCACAGCCGAGAACATCAAGGCTTGCAGAGCCAAAGTCGATTACATTTTAAGTGCAAAAGACAAAGCCGCCAGCTAATGCACAGCTGGCGGCAAAGTGAAAAGATATAAAAATATTCACCATATTAATTATATCTTTTCACTACACAAAAATCAAGAGAAAAGGTGAATTTGTATGAATATTTTAGAAAATGCAGTTGATTGCATAAAAACCCAAGGCAAGAACTATAAAAAATACTCAAATGAGTGGAATGTTATGCAACAGCTCATTGACATTATCACAGCACAGCCGGAGAGTGCAGAGATTGTATTGCAAGACTTAAATGTTGAAGAAATGCAGGTGCCTGCACTAGTGAAGAAAATAACAAGCGAGAGAATCGCAAATCCTGTTGAAGTTATGAATGCTATTTGTAACTTTTACTCAATCCCAAAACCGAGCGAATTGCCGCCAGAAGTGTGGCGAATGAACAGCACCTCTCCTACCCCGACAAAGCCTGAAAAACAAGGCTTTATAAACCTTATGGATTTACTGTGAGGTGAGTATAAATGCAGAGAAAAAAGCTGTTAGCGTTAGAAATAAACAAAAACCGTGCGGATGTACCTGCAATGCAAGCGGTAGTTGAATTTCAACACACCGACCTATGGGGCATTAATTATACAAGCAACAAATACAACTATGTGTATGACGCTTTTCTTGATACTTCAACAGGCGAAAATACTCTTATAGTTGATATGTTTAAGCCTGCCCCCGGGGCGGAGTTCATTTATAGACTGTTCATCGGAAAAAACAAGCAAGGTGATGATAAATGGTTCATCGTTAAATCAGACGGCACAGTCAGCGAAAGCAGTTTGCCAGTTGATTATTACTACAATCGAATCTATTATCCGTTCGCTGCTGAAACAGATAAGGTCATTGACGATTATTTGGCGGACACAAGCTCTTATGCAAAAGGAAAAGGCATTGAAAAAATAATTGCTTGGCAAAGTGCAGTAAGGCAAAAACGGCTCAAAGATAAATACCAAAAAATCAAAGACAGTATAAGTTACGAGTTGGCAGAAATAAGACCATTGCCGCAAGCGGTGCATAAATGGATTGATAATACCGTAATGGCATATAGCCGATATATGTTTTATGATGCCAACGGCAAAAAGCAGACTACTGCAAGATGTTCCGTATGCTGTAACGAGGTTACTATTAACAAAGTACGCAGCGGAGATAAAGTCACTTGCCCTGTCTGTCACAAAAAGTGCACTGCAAAACCATATCGAAAATATTTGAATTCAAACGGCTTTTGTAACAGAGAAACAATAATGTATCTGCAGCCGTTCAAAGGAACAAGATTTTGTGCTCGTGAATTTGTAATCGAATATGACTACAGTTACGGCAGAATTAAGCCTGTCATCAGTATGCAAGAACTTTCAAGAACAACTTGCGACTTTGACGGACAAGAAATGCGAGTGCAGGAACAATACACATATGACGAAGATTACAAAGGCGGTGACTGGCGAAAGGATTTTTGTAGAAGTGTAAACTCGAGTTTGCCGCTCTACCCCGGCACGCTCAATAAGATATTTAAGCGTGTAAAAGGATTTAACAAGTGGCATATCGACTACGACAGGATAGCGAGGTTATGCAATCCTGTCGGTTGTGAAAACTTGTATAACGCAGTCAATCAAGTTGCAAGTCTTAACAATATAATAGACAACGACTTAATTAATCTTGCACGAGATGTCATTACATACACATACAGATGTACTGAATTTGATTTAGCAAAAGGGTCTTTGAGAAAAAGTTTCGGAATTACTAAAGACGATTTAAAAATTTTAAAACAGTTAAACCCAAAATTATACGAATTCAAACTATACAAAGCGTATAAACAAACAGGCAGAAAAATTGACATTGAAGAGTTAAAAGAATTTTTTGCAATTCGTTCAATGATCGACTGTGATGTTAATGATATGTTAAGAATTTTAGAATACAGTTCTCTAAGAAAATTTTGTCAATTTTTCCGCCGATGGGAAAACGGAAATTGCGCAAAACAGTATGATAGCTACTATTGGGACCCAAGGAGAACATTTTTTAGAGATTATAAAGACTATATAGAAAACGCTACCTTGCTCGAATATGACTTATCGAATTTAGAAGTCCTCTACCCTAAAAATTTTAAGCAGGCTCACGATTTAGCGTCGGATATAGTCAACGACAAAAATTTCAGCGAAGGAGAGCTGCCGCAGATAGCCCGACAGTATGAAAAATATAGTAATCTGTACAGCTATGAAGATAAAGACTTCTGTATTATGCCGCCCGTAAGGCACAATGACTTAAAAGACGAAGGTAAAACACTATGTCATTGTGTAGCGACCTATGCCAAAAGAGTTGCTACAGGCAAAACGATTATACTTTTCGTTCGTAAGACAAGTGAAAAAGAAAAACCTTACTTTACGCTTGAACTTAATCCTGTGACACTTGGAATTGAGCAGTGCAGAGGATTTGAAAATTGCTCATATCCGAACGAAGTTAAAAAATTTATGGATAAATGGTATAAAACAAAAATAGAACCACTGATAAGGAGTAAAGGAAAATGTCAGACAACAGCAGCATAATGAGCATTGCTGATTTTAATATCACTGAAATGTCAGCAGATACAATGTCAGCACTAAGTACACATCAAAAAATAATCACAGCAGAGCAGACGGCTGCAAATGCAATGATTAGCTTGTGTGAAAATCTTAAATTAATGAGAGATAAGCACTTATACGAAGCGCTCGGTTTTGAAACATTTGATACATACACCGAGCAGGCTTGTGGCATTAAACGCAGACAGGCGTACAACTACATAAGTACATATGAAAAGCTCGGCAGTACAGTTTTGCAGTCAAATGCACAGCTTGGTATTACTAAGTTACAATTATTAACCGAAGTATGCGCAGTAGACAGGGACGATTTTATTGCAGACAATGACCTTGCAGGTATGTCCGTCAAAGAAATTAAAGAGCTTGTAGAAAAGAGCAAGCAACAATGCGAACAGCTTGCCCTGCTCGGTGATGAACTTAACGACAGTAACAATGTTCAGAAATCATTGCAAAGTGACAAGCAAAAACTTACTGATGAAAACAAATCGTTACAAAAGCGAATCAAAGAACTTGAGGACAAGCCTGTTGAGGTTGCCGTACAAGAACCAACGCAAGCGCAAATTGAAGCAGCGGCACAAGCGAAAATCAACAGCTTAAAATCATCGTTTGAAAAAGAAAAACAAAATGCTGTTGAGCAGGCTGTCAGACAAGCTACTGAAAAAGCACAGACAAGTGTTAAGGATGAGCTTGAAAAAACATACAGAGCTAAGCTTGAAGCAATTGACAAAGAAAAAGCAGACGCTATTAAAAAAGCAGAACAGTTGGCCAACAAGCTTGACAAAAATGCAGATGCCGACCTTGTGACAGCAACGCTCTACTTCAACGAGCTGCAAGCTCAGCTTGCAAAATTCATTAACAGTGTTGAAAAAATTGTTGAAACAAATCCTACTAAGGGTGAGAAACTCAAGCAGATTGCGAAAACATTTTTAAGCGATACAATTGCAAATCTTAATTAGTTAATAAGCTCCGCACAGCTTGTTATATAGAAAGTAATAACTTTCGTTAATTATTCCTCTTAAAATAAAAATATAATACTTTTACTGCTTGCATAACAAAAAAGAGCAGGTGCGGCTGCTCTTTATTTTAGGTAAGTATGACGGAGTTACTATGGAATTATTAGAATTTAAAAACCAGATACTAAAGCTATGCAACACATCTGATTTGAGAGAAATTGGAAATATCCTTTTTCGTGTAGTCCTAAGTAATGTAACACAATTTTATGATGAATACAATACACTTGTTGCTAATGAAAGTAAGGATTGGTTGCAGGCATTATGGCAATATTATGAAGCTGACCGAGCAGAAAAGAAACAAGACTACACACCAAAAAGCCTTTGTAAGTTAGTATCTGCATTAGCAGGAAATTGTAAAACGATTTATGACTGTTGCGGTGGCAGTGGAGCGTTGACTTTGCAAAATCTAAAGGATAAAGCTATTTCAAATTTGTATATAGAAGAGCTTGACGAGAATGTTGTTCCATTTTTGCTGTTTAATTTATCTTTGCATAACGCAAACGGCTATGTTGTAAACGGTGATGTGCTAAAACAAGAAAAATATAAGATATATAAACTTAGTAGCGGCGAAAAATACAGCACGGTTAAAACAGTAAATACTGTGCCGAATTTTAAAGCTGATGTCGCTGTCAGTAATCCACCGTATAACGTTAAGTGGCAACCGCCGCTACCGCTCGAAAACGATATTAGATTTCCAGTTGTTCCGCCAGCAGGCAATGCAAATTATGCTTTCGTTTTAAATTGCATTGCAAAGGCAGATAAAGCAGTTTTGATTTTGCCGATGGGGGCGTTGACACAGCGAAACGAATATGATGTCAGAAAATATTTGATTGACAACGATTTAATCGAAACTGTAGTAACATTGCCTGGCAATATGTTTGAGTGTACATCAATTGCGACTTGCATTATGGTGTTGAACAAGAACAAGTCGAGCAAAGGTAAAGTTACATTAATACATAATAACGAAAACTGTATTACCGAGGAACGAGAACAGAATGGTCAATTTGGCGGCAAATCTCACACTAACAGAACTTACAAAAAGAAATTTAATGTTTTGACTGACAAAAATATTGCGAAAATTCTTGATGTTATAAAAAATCAAAACGAAGTGAAAAATTATTCATTGATAAAATCCAATGCTGAGATAGCAGAGAAAAAATATATGCTTGCTCCGAGTGTGTTTTTTGATGTAAGTATTGAAGATTTTGAAGACGATAAACATCGTGATTTTCAAGAAATTGCCGATAATATCAATTATATTACCAAAATGCAAAACGCTTGTAAGTTAGTTATTAACGAAACAATTGCCAGAAAATTAGGCTTTGATGTTCAGCTTTATAAAGATGAAAACAAAAACTCAAATCAGTTTGCGGACGAACAATCCAAATTGTTAGGTATTAAAATTGAAAAGTCCGATTATATTCAGTTCACAAAAAATAAGAACGAATTTGCATTTAAGTGCAACGATAAAGAATTGTTACCTGATATTTTTATTCACTTTTTGACAATATGGAAAAATCAAATTTCTTTACTCAACACGATGCAGAATCAGTATTTGGCAGAACTCAGGGACGCATTATTACCCGATTTAATGAGCGGCAAAAAACAAATTCAGGAGGATATATGAAACATAGAGAACTTGATCACATAGAGCTTTTGTGTCTTGAAATCAAAGAATACAACAAGAAAAACGCTACACATTACAGCTACGGAGAATATACAGCTTTAGTGCGTGCAGGTAAAATAGTGTCTGATGTAATGAACGGAAAGGTGTGCAGGAAAGATGAAAACTAAAAAATGCTTTGACATATGTAAAAAAAGTGGAGTGTTTTATGTGTATCAAGCCGAACATGATGAGCAGTGGCTTTCTGACGGAAGTGCCTGCTACCCTATCACAGGCTTACCAGTGCTGACAGAAGACAGTATATGCAAGTTATATGATATTAACGATACTCAGAGAAACAAATGTTGCTTTGAATTTTTCGTTGGTACTCCTCCGATTTTAGTTTCTGACAGTATTCCAAACGAATTGGACGCTGAGATGTGGGATATTACAATAGCAGTCAAAGATAAGATAGTCATACCGATTTCGACGGAAGAAGGAATTTTATTTATTGATATAAAATATTTAGCTCCGTTTACCGATATGCCAAATGGTGATATGCGTTTGACTATAAGAGATGGGATTAATGGCAAGAAATATGTATGCGTCAAGTTTGGCTTGATAGCATATGCATTTATTGCTCCTGTTGATGTGATTAACGACGAATTTGTAAATAAGATTGAAAAACTATACTCACAGTCAAAAATAGCATTAAGCAATTCAGGAGGTTCGATTAAGTACAATGAAACAGTATGAAGCAGACGAACAAAAGAAGCTCTTTCGCTGGGCTGACTTTATGAAGACAGAGTATCCCGAATTGGATATGATGTTTCATATTCCAAACGGCGGTAGTCGCAATAAACTCGAAGCGGCCAATCTAAAGAAACAAGGTGTGCGTGCAGGCGTGCCGGATATATGCTTACCTGTTGCTCGTGGAGGTTATCACGGACTGTTTATCGAGCTTAAATTTGGCAAGAACAAGACAACAGCAAAGCAAGACGAATGGCTTGCAAAACTGAATGAAAAAGGTTATGCAGTTGCTGTCTGCTATGGCTGCAAGAAAGCACAGGATAAAATTCTCAAGTATCTGAATTTAGGAGAATAACAATGGAAAATGAAAATGCAGAAACCAAAGCCGAAGAAGTCACAGAAGAGAGTAACTTTGACACTCTGAGTGAACTTGACAAACTTGCGGTCAGATTTATCGCAGGTGAAATTGATACAGATATAATAAACAGTCTTGATACATACAACCGTTGGCTTGTGCTGTCGATGTCAGCTATATATAGTTGCGGCAAAATTGGCTTGCTCTCGGCTAAAAGCTGTGTACAAGTCAAATATAAATTGCTCAGTGAATACAGACGGTTCAGAACTGAAACATACTTTGCAGAGCGTGAGCACTTTGAATGGATTAGAAGAACAAGAGAAACATCTTGCAAATTAACTGAGCTTGCACTTCAAATCAATAACAAAGACACTAATGCTTTAAAAACAGCTTTAGAAGTTATCGACCTGCTCACAAAGCAAGATGTGTATAATCAGCTGTTCATAAAGGCAGAAACCGATGAGGACTACAAGCAGAAATGCGTACAAGTTCTTACTAAGAACGAAGCACTATTTTTCGACCGTTTCGGTGACATACCTTTTGTTGACTTACTATTTAAGTTTTACAAGTCAACCGAAGAGAACCGAGCAGCGGAAATATACAAAGAACTTGATTGCGATAATCTTAATGTTGTTGCGCATAGAGTTCCTGTAAAATCCGAAAATTGCAAAGGCATTGCAAAATCATATCTTGAATATTTCAAATGAAAATCGCAGGGGCTGAAATGCCCCTGCATATCCTGCTTAAGTAATTAATTAAGTGACGAAAACTGTTTTTACATATATAATAGGAAGTTTAACTATGTTTACATACAAATGTGAGATCCAATCAGGACCAATGCTTGAAATTAAATACTATCAAAGTTTGAGAAAGCGTAACAAGAAAAATATGTCACGCAGTATTAACAGAGCAATCACATCAGAAAAGATGGCGCAGGCTAATCGCATAAGAGGTGAGCAGCATACACAGAGATTAATTCTTGCAAATTTCAAACAAGGTGATTGGTGGGTAAGATTTTCGGCACCGTATAAAAATTTCACAGAAGGAGAATTTGAAAAGATTGTAAGCAATTTTTTTAAGCGCATTAAGTATCACGCAAAAAAGCAAGGCGTACAGTTCAAGTATATTGGTTTTTGTGAATGTGGAAAGCGTGGGGGCAACTGGCACTTGCACATAGTTATTGAGGACTGTATTAAAGACATAGCAATGAAGATGTGGCAGTGGAGCAACGGAATTAATCTCACACCATTGTACGAAGACGGCAGTTTTGCTGACCTTGCAAAATACATACGCAAAGATGTAACAGGCACTAAAAGGCTCAAGACTTCTCGTAATCTTACAAAACCCACAGTTACGGTAACAGAGGGCAAAAAGCGTGAATTCAAAAAACTTGAAAAAGGCGAGGCTTTGCCTGTGCCTGATGGATATTATTTTTACAAAGACGATATGTGGGTTAATGACTTCACTGGAGCAAGCTATCATTTTGTATTTATGCAATTGACTGCAACAAGGAGGCTGACAAACAATGAACCTAAAACAAATCAGAGAAATGAGTGACAATATCTGTAATTACAGAGTCAGGATAGCCACTCTTGAAGCAGAGGTAACGCACATTACCTCAAACATTACTGCTGCAAACGGAGCAAGTGCGTCAGGGAGCATTGACAAGATAGTGCCCCAAATAGCTGACCTTCGAAACGAATTACACAACACAGAAACGAGAAGAGCTGTTGCAATATGTAGTATACCAGCTGAAACAACAGAGGGCAGCTGCTTAATTTTGCATTTGCGTGATAAGCGTTCTTGGAAAGAAATAGCGTTCATTATGGGCGGAGGGAATACAGAAGACGGAGTGCGTATGATGTGCAATCGCTATGAGTGGTGAAAGTTGTTCGTTTGTTCGCTTAAGGGTGTGTTAGAATATAATTGAGCAAAGCTCAGAAAATACAAAGTTAATCAAGTCGCTGTTAATGCAGCGGCTTATTTATTTGCAAAATGATAAAAAGAAATGTAACAACAGAGTGGGTAATACAACAAATACAAGGCGGCAAAGCATACAGGTTCTATCTAACTGCTGACTGGCAAAGAGTACGAGATAAAAAGCGTACAATGGAACACAATGAATGTGAACGGTGCAGAGCCGTAGGAAAATATAGCCCTTGTGAAGCGGTGCATCACAAGAAATATCTTAGAGCAAGACCTGACCTTGCTCTTGATATCAACAATCTTGAATGTTTGTGCAAAGATTGTCATTACAAAGAGCATCACAAACTGCAAGAAAAAATTTTTTCAGAAGAATTTTCCGAGAAATGGTAGCACCCCCGGGGTCAAAAATCGCACTTACCCCAAGCGTATGGATAACGGTGTACAGGGTAGACAATTTGTCCTCGCACACACGCACGAGAAATTTTTGTGAAAGGAGCAATAAAATGGCACAAGTTAAAATGGCAAAAATCAAGGAAAGTTTAATTGAACAACTCACATTAAAAGGAGCAGACATTGATGTGTATCGTGACTTAATCGAAAGTTACATTTTCTACACTAAACTTGAACGACAAATGCAAGCTGACATCAAGAAAAACGGCTTGTCATACAAGGCGATTTCCTCGACAGGTAAAGAATACACTAAAGACAATCCGTCAGTGAAAAATTCAATAATGTACAACAAGCAAAGACTTGCGATTCTTTCGCAAATGGGGTTATCAATTGACAAGGTCGAAAGTGATGTAAATGACGAACTGTAAATACCTTGACGATTACATAAAGCAAGTAAAAAGCGGTCAATATCGTGTATGCAAAGAGCAAATACAGCTTGTAAATTTCATAGAAAAAGTATTCGAAAATGAGCAAGTCTATGTTGACAGTGAGCAGGTTGAAAAGTATTTTGCTCTACAGAAATATTTTCCATACGAATTATTTGCATGGGAAAAGTTTTGTTTTATTCTGCACAATTGCACATATTCCGCACCGGGTGTATTAAGATTTCCAGATTTAGTTTGCGTGGTCGGGCGAGGTGCAGGAAAAAACGGCTATCTTGCATTTGAAGATTTTTCTCTGCTCACGCCTGTCAACGGCATACGCAATTATGACATTGACATTTGTGCGACCTCTGAAGAGCAAGCAAGCACAACTTTTAATGACATCTACGAGATTTTGGAAAACAATTCTACAAAAATGCAGCGGCATTTTAAGTGGAATAAAACAGAGATTACAAACATAAAGACTAATTCAACAATCAGATACAGAACTTCAAACAGCAAAACGAAAGACGGAGGCAGACCCGGCAAAGTAGATTTTGACGAAAAGCACGCATATGAAAATTATAAGCTCATTGATGTTTTCACAACGGGCTTAGGCAAAAAAGCTATGCCACGCAGAACAACAATTACAACTATGGGAGATGTTCGGGACGGGCCACTTGACAACGAGCTTGCCGCAGGTCTTGAAGTGCTGAATGGTGATGCACCTGACAACGGCACTCTTTATTTCATATGCAGGTTAGACAACGAAAAAGAGGTATATGAGCAAGAAAATTGGTACAAAGCAAATCCCTCGTTGCAATATTTTCCAAATTTGTTAAGAGAAATTCAAAAGGAATTTGAGGATTGGAAGCGTGACAAAGTAAATAATTCGTCTTTTATGACTAAGCGTATGAATATCCCCAAAGGTACAGAAATGCACCCGGTTACAGCGTGGGAAAACATAAAAGCCACAAACAGACCGCTACCCGATTTGGAAGGCAAAACTTGTGTATTTGGTCTTGACTATACTAAAACAACAGATTTTCTCGGAGCAGGTTTGCTGTTTATGATTGATAACGAAATTGTTTGGAAACCGATGTCGTGGTATTGCTCACAATCCGCTGACCTCAGCAGAATTAAATTTCCGTATGATAAACAGCCTGACCTGCAACGAGTTGATGGTGCAGAAATATCGCCACAAATTGTTGCAGAATGGCTCAAAGAACAGAAAAAGCACTACAACATCATAGCAGGAGCGCTTGATAATTACCGCTACACTTTGCTCAAAAGTCCTCTATTGGAGTGTGGATTTGAGTGTGACCGCAAGGGGCTTAATAACTTAAAACTCGTTCGGCCGTCAGATAAAATGCTGGTAGCTCCGCTGATAGCGTCTGATTTTGCAAACCATAAAATCGTATGGGGTGATTCGGCGTTAATGCGTTGGTACACGAACAATACATCTGCAACAGAGGATAAAAATGGCAATATCAGCTACGGCAAAATCGAACCAAAGTCGAGAAAAACAGACGGCTTTATGGCTTTTGTAGCAGCATATACACAATTAGATTTGCTCAGACAAAGCCAGCCTATTTCAACAGACAATTTTAAAAAATTTTTTAAAGCTATCAGCGTATAGCGTATAAGGTTGTGATATTTTGAATATTTTTAGTTTTTTCCGCAGAAAAATTAAAGCAGCCCCTCAAGAAAATGACAACAGCTTTGATGATAGTTATTCTGCCGCCGAACAGCGGTTTAGGCTAACAGAACTTGCACTGTTTACTGCAATTGATTTTATAGCAAAAAGTCTTGCTAAAAGCGAATTTGTTACGGTTATGAATAACAAGGAGTACAAAGGGCTTGAATACTATCTATGGAATTATGCACCGAACAAACATCAGACGAAAGTCGAGTTTTTAACGCAGGCAATTTCAAAATTAATCTTTGACAACGAATTGTTAATTATTTCAACTGCTGATAATCAGTTGCTTATTGCAGATAGCTATTGCAAAACGGAATATGCTGTTTTTGATGATATTTTTACAAGTGTAACTTGCCGAAATTTTACATATCAGCGTACTTTTAGTGAAAGTGAAGTAATTTATTTAAAGTACAACAGCTTTGCTCTCAGAGGCTTATTAGCCGAAATGTGCACTACATACGAGCAGCTTATGATGTCTGCTCAAGAGCGCTACAATAAAGCCGCAGGGCATAAAGGTATAGTAACTTTTGAAAACTTCAACTTTGGCGATAAAGATTTTAACGAAACATTTTCTGAAATTCTCGGAAAGCAGTTCAAAAAATATTATGAGTCAAAAAATGCTGTACTACCTGTTTTCAAAGGAATGAAGTATACAGAGCCTGCAACAGAGGCAGGGAAAACTACAAACAGTGAAATTACCGATATTCAAAAGCTAAGAGCAGAGGCATATGCAACTGTTGGAAACGCTTTACACATTCCGCCGGCTATCCTTAGTGGCGAGGCATCTATGCTTTCGGACGCTATGGATTGTGCTATCGCAAATGCAATAGATCCTCTCGCTCAAATGCTCGAACAAGAAATTACAAAAAAGAAATTTGGAAATTCCGAATTTTTAAAAGGCAATTATATGCTTATTGATACAACAACAGTTAAGCATATAGATGCGATAAGCAATGCAAATAATCTTGACAAATCAATAGCAAGCGGTGTTCTTTCCCCTGCCAAGGCTCAAAAGTATTGTAATATGCTGCCTTGCGAAGAAGAATGGGCACAGAAATATTACATTACAAAAAACTATCAGACAGCAGATGAAACATTGAAAGGTGGTGAAACTCAGTGAAAGAAAGAAACTACAAAATCAGGCAGATTGCGGATGAAAATGTCTTGCAAATCTATTTGTACGGTGAAATTGAACCGGGGTATTTAGACTGTTGGGGCTATTACTACGGTTCAACTACAAGTGCAGAGTATATCCGCAAAGCAGTTGATAAAGCGGGGGCTATTAGCAGTATCGAACTGTACATCAATTCAGTTGGTGGTTATGTTGACGAAGGTGTTGCTATTTACAATCTGTTAAAAAGGCAGAATGTACCTGTTACTGCGTATATTGACGGTATGGCGTGTTCAATTGCAAGTGTAGTAGCTATGGCAGCGGATAAAATCATAATGCCGTCTAATACAACAATGATGATTCATCACGCTATCGGTGCTTGCTACGGTAACGCTAAGGAACATAGAGAATACGCCGAACAGCTTGATAAAATCAGCGAAGCAAGCACAAATTCATATCTTGTACACGCAGGCGATAAGCTTACGAGAGATGTGCTCGAGCCACTACTTGACGCTGAAACATTCCTTACTGCACAGGAGGCACTCGAACTCGGCTTGTGTGATGAAATTCTCGACCCTGTTGACTTAACGGATTCAAAAGAAGTTATCGAACAGGCTGAACAGAGAAAAAATCCTAAAGCAAAACAAGCAGCGGCAGAACTCACAAAAATGCTTGGTAAAAAGCTACAGGAACCAAACCTCACTCAGCACGAAAAAGACAGCTTTGATTTTTTTGAAACATTTTTCAAAAACAAAAACTATTTATAAAGGAGATTAAAAATGAAAAATCTTGATTTTATTAACAATGCAAAAACAAATTTTGCAAAGCAGTTGAAGGAAGCGTTCGCAGACAAAGACGAAGCTAAGATGACATCTGCGTTTGAGCAGTACGCTACAAGTCTTCAGCAGGCTATTATCGACACAGCAGCGGAAGTAGGTGCGACCGCCGACAACGCTATCCTTGCAAAAAGAGGGTTCCGCCAGCTCACATCAGCTGAGCAGACCTTTTACAACAACATTAAAACTGCATCTAAGTCGGTCGATGTTAAGCAGAGCCTTGCAGGTCTTGATGTAACTATTCCGCAGACTGTAATTGATACAGTTCTTGAAGACATTTCAAATGAGCATCCACTTCTTGATGCTATCAATATTGAAAACACTTACGGCTCAGTGAAAGCAATTTTTGCAACTGATACAAAGCAGATGGCGGCTTGGGGCGCTCTTAATTCTCAGATTGCACAGGAACTTGCTGGCACTATCGAAGAAAAAGACTTCTCAACATCAAAGCTTACAGCATTTATTCCTGTTCCAAAGGATATGCTTGAACTCGGAGCTACATACATTGACGCTTATGTTCGCAGAATTCTTGCTGACGCTCTTGCTTACGGACTTGAAGACGGTTTTATCAATGGTGACGGCAAAAACAAGCCTGTGGGTATTCTCAAGAATATTAACGGCGCAGTAACCGCAGGTGCATTTCCTGACAAGACAGCGACTAAAGTTACAAAACTTGACATTAAGTCATATATGCCTCTAATCGGTAAGATTGCAAAAGGCAAAGGTGGCAAAACTAAGTCAGTGCCGTTTGTCGACTTAATTGTCAATCCTGTTGATTACCTCACGAAGGTTATTCCTGCAACTACAGTTCTCGCTACTGACGGTAGCTATAAAAACAACATTTTCCCTTATCCTACACGAGTTTTTCAATCTGAAATGATTGCAGTAGGTACTGCTGCTCTTGGCCAGCTTTCTAAATACAAAGCCTGCGTATCGACAGGCAAGGGCGGTAAACTCGAATATTCTGATCAGAACCAGTTCCTCGAAGACAATCGTGTATACACAATTAAAACATTCGCAACAGGTTTCTCGTATGATGAAACTGATTTCTTAAAGCTTGATATCAGCGCTCTTGAACCGCTCGCTATCGAGGTTACTCTCAATTCTAAATCATCAGCATAATAAGCAGGAGGTGTTGAATTATGGCACAGTTAATTGATGATGTGATTAATATGCTTGATTTTGACAGAGAACACATCAAAACTGACGATAGTGCAAAGTCAAAAATTAATATTATTATTGAAAATGGCAAGCAACACCTCCGCTCTTTCCATCCTGCCTTAACTGATGAGGATTTCATACGCTCTACAAGAGCAAGAAGTTTGTTGTTTGACTACTGCCGATATGCTTACAGCAACGCAACAGAACAGTTTGACAACAACTTTGCAGCGGATATTTTGATGTTAAGGCAAGAATATGAGGTAAAAGCTTATGACTCAAAGTGATATTAAGTTTTTGACATTTAATGACGGTGTAGCTTTTGTTTTTGATACAGACGAAAACGATACTATTATCGCTAACACAGCACGAAAGTATCGCTTTGGCAACGAAAAAGTCGGGGTTACTCGTTACTATGGTGCAAAGCAAAATGATATTGAACTTTCTAAAGTGATACATATACATTACGACGAAAAAATTCAGCCAGATATGGCTTTGGTAATTGACTGCACAAGATACAAAATTGAGCAGGTACAACATGACAGATGTAAAAATCCACCTTGCACTATTTTATCTTTGTCCTGCAGAGGCTTATACAAGGAGAAAGCAAATGACTTTTAAAAATTATGACGAATTCGTCGGCTTACTTGAAACTTGCAACTTCAAAGTTGCCGAAGCTGATTTTAGCAAACCGGTTGAAACTCCATTTATTGCTTATTTCAAAGATGAAGATAAAAATGTATATGCAGACGGAAAAGCTATTTTTACTTTATATGGCAAGATTGATATTGAGCTATATACAGACAGAACAGACCATGCAAGCGAAGAAAAATTTGCAGAATGGCTTAATAGCAATAATCTTGTTTGGAAAAAGACTAACCGAGCGTGGATTGCGGCAGAAAAAATGTGTGTATCATATTATGAAGTAAGAGTTGATTACAAAATATGAGCAACAAAAAATGCGGTATCGACAGAATTGGCGAAACTATATCTCGTGAAGTTGCAGGGTATACGGCAGACATACAAATGGGCGTAATACAACTTGTTGATACTAAAGCAGATGAGCTTAAAGAAGCAATTAAAAAAGCGGCACCTGTTGGCAAAAGAAAAAAATATCGCAGATCGTTCAAAGTAAAAGTTACAAACGAACTTAATGCTTACTATGAAAAGACGGTCTTTGCCTCAGGCAAAGAATACAGGCTTACACACTTGCTCGAAAAACCTCACGCAAGCAGAAAAGGCGGAACTGTAATGCCAAAAGTGCACATTGCTCCTGCAAGCGAGCAAATTCACAAAGAATTTGAAAACGAAGTTAAAAAACTAATTCTCTCTTCAAAGGCAATGGGTGGAGGAATCAAAAGAAAATAACAAAGGAGATTATCTTATGAACAAAACAATCGCAAAAGTAGGCTATGCTATGCTTACAGAAACAACAGAAGGCAAAATTACATATGGCGAGGTTAAATGGTTTAAGTCCGACAAAGCAGGCGGCAGAACAGTCGGTGCAGAGCCAAGTGGTGAATCAACTACCGTATATGCAGACGGTTTGCCTGTTATAGTTGCAAATAACAATGCAGGCTACAACATCAGTCTTGAGCTTATTGCTATCGTTGATGACATTGAAAAGGACTGGTACGGCAATGCTGAGGCAACCGAAGGTGGATTTATCGAAAAAGGCGGAATCAGCGTATTGCCTCGCTTTGCTTTGCTTGTTGCTAAAGAGCGTTATGACAGCGACAAACTCTATGAAATTGACACATACTTCGACTGCGTTGCATCTACAAGAGCCACACGCAACGATAAGACATCAGAGGGTAACTTTGATCCGCAGTTTCCGACATTTACAATCACTTCAAAACCACGCCCGGACAATGATTTTGTAAGATATACTTCGTACGAAGACACATTGCCGACAGCAGTTGTAACACCGACAGTTAAAGGAGCAGAATAATGGACAAAACGCTTACAATCGGTGACAGGCAGCTCGAAGTTGAAGTAACAGCATATACTATGCTTATCTACGAAGATAATTTTAAAGGGCACAGCTTTCTCAAAGATGTAGATATGTTGACAGCTAATCCAAATAAAGTACAGTACAGCTCAACTGTGCGCATTTTATGGGCAGCGGCTAAATCTGCAGACGATACAATAAAACCAATCAAAGAATTTTCAAAGCAGTATAGCATTGGAGAAGTAATATCAACAGCACAGCCCCTTGTTGACCTCATTGTAGAATCACTGAAAACCAGCTCAAAAAAAGCAACAGCGGCAGCAGTCTGAGAGTACAAATGACGGCACAGGAGATTTTATCCTATGCCGTCAAATGCGGTCTGACTGTCGCTGATATAAAAATTTTTTCAATTGGTTTTACTTTAGATTATATTGACACTTATTACAAGCTCAAAAGCAATCAGAACATACACGCTGATGAAGAAAAATACTTGAAACTTAAATCAGTGTTGCCGTTCGTTGAAGAAAAATACAACAGCGGAAATATTACTTATCAGCAATATTCTGAATGGATGAGTAATTACAAAAGATTGGAGGATATATATGGCGTCAACTATTAAAGGTATTACAGTTAAAATTGCAGGCGAAACAACGGACTTGCAAAAAGCGTTGAAGAATATACAATCCTCTTCACGTTCATTACAGAGCGAGCTAAAAACAATTAACAATCAGCTTAAATTTGATCCGGATAATACAGTTCTGCTGGCACAAAAGCAAGATGTTTTGCGTGAGCAGATTGATAACAGCACCAATGCACTTAAAGAACTTGTTGATGTTGAAGAACAAGTAAAAGAGCAGGCTAAAAGCGGCGAAATTTCAACAGACCAATTCCGAGCGTATCAGCGTGAAGTTGAAAAAACAAAAAGTCAGCTTGAAAGCTTTAAAAAGCAACTTTCCGATACAGAAACAGCGGCAAAAGCTGTTGATATGAAGTCGCTTGAGAATGAAATGAGCGATGTCAGAACAGAAACAAGCAAAACAACTGACAGCTTTAAAGAACTTGAAGACAAAAGCAACAATACTAACTTAAGCAAATTCAAAAAAGAAGTTGACGATGTAAAAACATCTGCAACTGAGCTTAAAGATGTTCTTGCCGACACAACAACAGGAATCGGCGTTGCTGTGGGTACAATAGGCGGTTCAGCCGTAGCTGCAATAACAAGCGCAAATAGTGAAAAGAAAGCTCTTAACTCTTTGCAGGCCCAAACAGGCTTAGCCAAAGACGAACTGCTCAAGTACAAAAGTGTAATTAATGACATATACAAAGATAACTTTGGCGAATCGCAAGAAGAAATCGCCGATACTCTTGCAAAAATTAAGCAGGTTACGAGTGAAACAGACCCGAGCAAGCTTAAAGAAATGGCAGAAAACCTATATACTCTGCAAGATACTTTTGACGGTTTTGATATAAATGAAACATTAAGAGGTATAAACGGATTAGTCACTAATATGGGACTTTCTGCCGAAGATGCGTTCGACTTAATCGTAAAAGGTGCTCAAAACGGCTTGAATTATAGTGGAGAACTTGCAGACAACCTTGCTGAATACTCTCAGATATGGGGACAAGCAGGTTTTTCGGCTGAACAAACTTTCAGTATTCTTGAAAACGGTACAAAAAACGGTGCTTATAATCTCGACAAAGTTAATGACTTTGTAAAAGAGTTTACAATATCATTATCTGACGGCAGAATTGAAGAAAATATCGGCAGTTTTTCAGAAGACACCGCAACATTGTTCAATAAATGGAAAGACGGTAAGGCAACCGCAGCGGATGTTTTCTATTCTGTAATAAAAGATTTAAAGAACGCAAAAACAGACCAAGAGGCGCTAACAACAGCCTCAAATGTGTGGTCGAGCCTCGGTGAAGATAATGCGCTGAAAGTTATAACTTCTCTCGGTGATGTTAATGACAGCTATAAGGATGTTGAAGATTCAATGCAAAAAGTCAAAGACATTAAATACGATGATGTTGAATCAGATTGGGAAAACATTGGTAGAGTTGTTCAAACAGACTTAATTCAACCGATAGGTAAAGAACTTTATCCTGTCGCAAAGGAAGCGATTAAATGGGCATCTGAACATCTTGATGATTTAGAAACAATACTTGAAAGTGTAGCTAAGCAAGCTGCTCTTATTTGGGGAGCAAAAAAGTCACAGGAATTAGTAACAGGTATTTCAAATTTAATCGGAGTATATAAGAACCTTTCAACAGCAACAGATATAGCTGCAACTGCACAAAAAGGGCTTAACGCTGCTCAATCTTTGAATATTATCGGAACAATCACTACACTTGTTATAGGGCTTGTTTCTGCTGTTGAAACATATAACGAACTCAAATGGAGTAATTCAGAGGCTGGAAAATTCTGTGAAGAAATTGACAAAATTAAAGATAATCTCGCAGAGTACACACAAGAAATCACTGATAACTTGCAAAACACATTAGATAGAGTGGACGAACTTTATTCTGACAATACTCTCATAGATGAGTATCAAGCAAAGTTAGATGAGCTTATAGGAAAAGCAACACTTACTCCTGAGGAGCAAGCACAGCTCACAACAATCGTAACTTATTTTAAAGATAATGTTCCGGGGTTCAATGATGCTTGGGCTAAATATATTGAAATAAGCGACAACGGAAAAGTAAATCTCAAAGGCGATCTTGACGAAATCAGAAATAACATTAGTAAGACGATTGACGATTATAAAAAGCTCGCAAACCAATCTGCCATCTCAGAATTGCAATCATCTAATGTGAAAGCAAAGATTGAGGCAAACAAGAACAGAACTGAAATCAAGTCAGAGATGGAAGAAAAAATGAGTGAAATCGATGCAGCGTACAAGAAACTAAATGCAACGATTAGATTGCGAGGGTACGATGTGGAAGATTTTTACAATGCATATGGAACGATTGGTGGAAACATCAGGTTTAGTGATGAAACAAAAATGTATGATGATATCAAAAAGCAGATTGAAGCATACAACGAGTTAAAAAACCAATATAACGAATCAACCGCAGAGATTAATAAACTCACAATGACAAGTGATGATTTGTCTGATGTTCAAAAAGTTCTTAACGGTGACTACACCGATGCCGCTGCTGTTTTAATGGCATATAATCAGCAGATGATTTCACAGAATGATATACTTGCTGCAACTGATGAAAACGGCAATAAGTTATGGTCTTCAATGGATAAGCTGCAAGAGGCAGCAAGAGAAAGCGGTAAGAATACAGTTCTCGGATTGGTTGAAGGCACGAAAGAATATCAAGGAGCACTTGTCGAGAATAGTCAAGGCTGGGCGTCTACAATAATTTCTGAATATGACAAAGGAATGGAAATCCATTCACCTTCGGAAGCAATGCGTAGAAGGGGAGTTTATACGGTTCAAGGCTTAATAAACGGACTGATGGAAAACAATGAAATGGTTAGACACGCAGGCACAAGTATGGCTAAGCAAGCACGCAGCGGCGCTAAAAGTGTTTCTCTGTTTAACACAGGCAATAATTTTGTTCAAGGTTTCATCAATGGCATTTCCAACGGTGACGCTATCAAAAATATATGGGACACCGCTTGCGGTATCGGTGGCTTAGCGTTGGGAGCGGTCAAGAAAATTCTTGGTATTAATTCGCCTTCAAAGGAAGCTAAAAAAATCGGTAATTATTTTACAGAGGGCTTAGCGATTGGTATTAGCGGTAACAAAAGCAAGGTGAGGTTAAGCACAGAAAGTATTGCAAGAGATATGCTTGGCAGCTTTGATTTTAACGAAACAGTCGGCTATATTAATGTGCTGAATGATAAGTTCAATAACATTAAAAGTTTAGACCATACCGCATCAAGTACAACAAATAAAGTTATCACAAATGCCCCAAGAGTTGCTCTGAACTATTATGGAAATGTCAACATAAATAATGATTTAGATATTGACGATTTCAACGAGCGTGTTTCTCACGCAGTTATAGATACTCTGAACCAAGAATGCTAAGGAGGCGGATTATATGCACAACTTAGAATACAACGGCATAAGCCTGCGCAAACTCGGATTTTGCATAGCCAATGCACCTTTTTATCATATATCAAACAGAAAATTTGAGATAGTTGACATATACGGCAAAGACGGAGGAATAATCGCCGATAATGGTTTCTATGAAAATATTGATGTGTCGTATGAAATAAACAGCTTGCCTTGGCTTGTTTACAACGATACTCAAAGTTTGATTCGTATGCTTGCAGAAGAATTTGCAAATTTTGACGGCAAATACAAAGAATTACGAGATACATATAACACGGGATATTATGCAAAAGCTATATGCAAAAGCATAGATAAAATAGAATATAAGGCAGACAAATGTGTTTCAACTATTCTTAATTTTACAAGACAGCCGTTTTGGTACAGTGATGAAGGGCAAAAAACAATATCTTTTAGTGCAGCGGCAAACTCTCAAAAAGAAACTGAATTCTATGTTTATAACCCCGAAAAGTTCTTTGCAGAGCCGTATTTTCGTATTTATCACTCACAAGATTTAACACTTGATGTTAATAACGCACAAATCAAAATAAAGGCTGCTTTTGTTGGCAATGAAAATTTAATTGAACTTGATTCTGAAATGCAATCTGCATTTTGTGGCATAACAGATATGAACGCATACATATCTTGCACAAGCTTTCCTGTTTTTACTTCGGGCTGGAATAAAATTAAAGTAATTTCAGAAAAGGAAAATGCGTTCAGTAAAATTAATATCATTCCAAGATGGAGGCGATTATAATGTTTCCTCTGCTGTATGATAACGCTCAAAATTCAACAAATGCTTTCGACTATAACGGCTATGGCTTTATTACAGAATGCACAGAATTTAAAGTTACAGAAGAACGAAACGGAGCGTATACATTTCAAGCGAAAATCAAAGGCACTGACAGATTGATTGATAAGATTAAAAACGGAGCGTACATAAAAGCAAAAGCAAACTCGCATGACAATCCTCAACTCTTTTACATCGAGAAAATCGAAGTTGATAAATACGGAGATATGACAATTTCAGGAAGTCACATATCACGATTATTCTTCCAAAACGGTACAGTTCCGATGTATTATAACTATTCAGAAGTGGATTCCCCATCAGCAATTATGTCAAATCTTCAATATGAAGTATGGTACTCAGATGCACCATACAGTTGGTTTAATTTCTCATCTAATATTCGAGTCAAAAAAGAATTTTCACTCGGGTTTAACTCGGCAGAAACATTTGAGAATATTTTACTTAACGAAGAAAACGGATTGACGGCAGTATTTAAAGCAGAATTGCTCTGTGATAACTTCAACATCAATTTATTGCTAAATCGAGGCACAGATACTCACCGTATTGCATTTGGCTCTAATATATCTGAATTTAAACAAGTTAATTCGATTAATGAATATTACACGCACATCATGCCATACGCAGAATGCGAAACAACAGACGGCAAAAAAGTAACAGTTACAGCTACTGAACCTTACCTTACAAATCTAAATGCGACTTTAAAGAAAACATATCTGTACGATTGTTCAAGTAAAATAACAAGAACTAAAGTCGATCCACAGACAGGTTATAACTTCAACGAAGTAAGAACTATGCTTGAAGACGCAGTTAAAGAATATTTACAAGATGCAGAGCAAATAGCTGAATATGTAAATATAACAGTCACTCTTGAATCTGAACTTGAGGCGCTGAAAAATTGTAGTCTATGCGACAAAGTGACAATTGTTCATAAAGACGGTTCAGAAATTGAAAGCAAAATCGCAAAAACAGTATATGACAGCATTAGCGAAAAATACACAGAAATCGGAATAGGAGAAGTTAATCTCAAGATGTCTGATTTTTTAAAAATCAAAAGGAGATTTAGAAGATAATGAAACTTAAACATATTCCTGCTACAATTGACATCAACAGTCGCAACGAGCAGCGAATTGCAGGTATTGTCAATATTAATGACAAAAAGACAAGATATCTTGATGTAACGATAATTGCAAGTGGAGAAAAACTCGATTTAAGCGGTTGCACAGTTACTGCGATTTTTGTTATTGATGATGTTTTAGTCAATAATGCAGTTGATTGCACAGTCACAAACAATATAGTTACTATTCCACTTGAGAATTTCAATGGCAGATATGGATATCTCAGCATAGAACTTAACATTGTAAAAGACGGAACAGTGATTGTAAATACACCTGTGCCGCTCAAGATCCAAGTGACATCTTCTATCGCTGATAGCGCTAAAATTTCAGAGAAAACATATGGAACTATCGCTGAAACAGTTAAAGAAGTGTATGACGCTCGTGGAACATATGAGAATTTGAGCAATAGACTTACTGGCATTGATAATGAAATAACAGACATTGACGAAACAGTGACAATGAAGATTAATCTTAAAGCGGATAAGGCGACAACCTTGGCAGGGTATGGCATTGAGGACGCATATACAAAAACATATGTGTCCAAGGCGCTTAGCTATAAGCTTGACAAAAAGCCGTTTGATTCAGAACCCAAGCAAGACAGTCCAAACTATGTTACAAGCGGAACGGTTTACGGCAGTATCAGTACACTTAAAAGTGATGTGTCCAAGGCGCTTAACTATAAGCTCGACAAAAAGCCGTTTGATTCAGAACCCAAGCAAGACAGTCCAAACTATGTTACAA